GCTCTGTTGCCCCGACCGTGAATCCAGATTCAGATTCTACCGTGGCATTGATAGCGTCAAACGTGCCGTTGCCGCTAAGGGTAGAGGTGCCGGATTGTTCAGCATAAGCCCATAGCCCCGCATGAACGCCATCGGCAATATTCACATTACGTAAACGGAACTGACTCTCGGTACCTACTATTGTTGACTGGTTGGTCTGGTTGGAAGAGGCTAAAGCACGCGAATAAGTACCGGCTATTGTCTTGCCTGCCGACACATCGAAATTAGCTTCGCCAAATACCCCTAGCAGTGGATTGGTGTTTGAGGAGGCTTCAGAGAATACAATGTGCTCACCAGTATATCCCCATGCCCCAATAGAGACGGCGGAGTCAACATCGAGGACACCCGAAACATCCAGATCACCATATACATTAACGGACGCATTAGTGCCTTCGTTAATTATTCGCATAGCCTCATCATCATCTACAACAAACTTTAGAGTGTCCGTATCATCAACAATATATGTAGAATCATAAGCGAAAAACAGGGTATCATCAAGATACTCGTTATTATACACATAATTATCATTGGTATAAACACCGTTCCATCGCTTGGTGGGTTCTCCGAGATCGTGACTCAAATCCGTCTCAGGTTCAAAAGAAGCATTGGTGTGTATCTCCGTATCTGTCTCCCCTTCCATCCACTCACCATTACCAAAGAACAAAGTATCCCCGACGCTAATGTCACCATATATATATAGTATAGATGTAGAACCGGTATTCACTAACCTCATTCCCTCCGATTCATCGACCACGAACTTCATCGAGTCGGTATCATCAACAATATACGTAGAGTCATAAGCAAAGAACAAGGTATCTCCAAGAACCAAATCCCCATAGATATATACCCTCGAATCCGATCCGGTATTTACAATCCTGAGACCCTCTACGTCATCCACTACGAACTTTATCGTATCGCCTCCGTTGCTGATATACACCGAGTCATGATCAAAGAACAGCGTGTCAAGCGTATATGTTGTGGACCGGTTATGTGGCAGGTCAAGGTCGTACGTTTTCTGCGCGCTGGCAACGATCGGAAAGACCGCCAGAAAAAATAATAGTAATCGTTTCATCGTGTTATTGTTTTGTTATCCAATAGTAAAGTTGAAGCCCTGCCGTAACCGATGTCTTGGTCAGCTTGATAGCTATATACCTGTGCGGCCAGTCCTTTTTCTGGAACGTCACCGTACTATCGGCCATCGTATAAGGCAGGTCGCCGGAGTCATACAGGTCGATGCGGTCAAAGATAGTCGAGTCAGGCTCTGCCACAGCCCCTATATCCAGGATAGCATCCGAAGCATCGAAGTTCTTGTAGTTGAACTGTATCGACCACGACGCATTGGTAAAAAACTTGATATATACCGTCGTATCCGCACCGTCAGGCACACGGATAGAGTCAACCTTATATGTCCGCTGTGCATTGCAGAGCAGAGGGATAAAGAGTAAGAGTAAGAGAAATAATCGTTTCATGATATCTGTGTTTATGTGTTTACTTTGTCAATAGCTTTCTCTGCTATCTTATGAAAATATTTCGGGGCGAACACGCCAACTAAGACAATGATATTAAAGATCAGGAAATTACCATCTATGCCATTGCCCGAACTACCGAAAAGCCAAAGGATATTAAAGACAAAAAAGAAAATCAATAATAGGAAACAGAACAACCTTGTTGAACTTTTATTCCCTTCAGCATCTTCCAAAAATCGTGTTTTCATGATTATGTTTTTTCATAAGCTATACCCTTAGCCGTCCGGGTATGCTCATCTTTGTTAATAACTGAATGAACGTGCAGCGTCTTCGACCCGTAGACAATAGTACATTCTTCGTCGAAAGTAAAATCCTGCGGGTAGATGCACTCAAAGTCATACGGCTTGCCATTGACAAGCTGTTTATATTGTATCTCCCTGTATCCTGTCAGCGGTGTAAGCCTCATCCACATCTTGCGTGCCGAGGCGTGAGTGGGTATCGATCCCCCTATCGAGTCGCTTGCCGTGGATGCCGTCTGCACATCAACGTATGAATCCATCTTGCCGACCACTGAGCGTGCCATTATAGTATTAGGTTTCGATACGGTTTCAACATTGCCTTAGCCTGGTTGGGCAGCACGCCAACAATCATCTTATCGCCATCGGGATCATCACCTATCATTCGGTAATTAAACAGTATGGCCTTATACATAGCTTCGATGATAGCCTCCGGCACAGCGGCAGCTGAAGCATATCCCGCAACATATTCGACCTTGACAGAGAAAGAAGTATCCACCACGACGGGAATAGAGACAGGGACAGATTGTGTGCTGCTAACAATAATCTGCTCTTTATTCAACCCCCGGACCCAATAGCTTGTATTCAGGACCAGCGCTGTCTCATCGCCGTTAAGATCAACAAGGCTTACTCCTGTAACAGAGTTTACAGGAGGAAAAGGTAAGGTATAGGTATTGTTCCCCGGATCGGCTTCAAACTGGCAGTAAAGGGTTTTCTGTGCAAACGACGCATTACAGTAGTTCTCGCACTGCTCACGGACGGTCTTGATCAGCCGCGTGATCTTCGCATCTTCAGCGACGAGCGTAGCGTCTGAGCCTGTCGTATAATTTGTTTTAAGATAATACTTTGCATTGGCAAGCGTAATCAGTTCAGTCGCTACGTCCGTCTTTATCTGTGTCTGAAACATAGGCTTTTGTTTTGCGCCCTTTCATGAATTTCTCTTCTTTGCTTTTAAGCTTTCGCTTGCTCTGTTTCTTTGCCTGGCTCATTATAAACAGCTTTAAGTTCTTTCCCTTTGGCCGCTTTGGCTTTCTTCAGCGCGATCATCCTTTTGGCTTTTACCTCAGGCACATCCTCGATGCTGCCCGTATAGCGTCCTACGATAAATTCAACGCGCACCTTGTCCTGCGCGCCATTGGACATGTTATCATACTTTACGCCGCCCTTAACATCATCACCGACGACCTTGCCGTCTTTTACATTGATAGTCTTTTTTTCTGACATTTTCCTGTTTGTTAATTGTTTATATAAAAACAGGTTAGCGGGACGCCGCAGCGCCCCACGTCCTGCATTAGTTCTATTCACCTGTTAGTGTGGCAACTTGAATACATACAAATCACCTTTGACCTTTGTGGATTGAGTACCTACGCCGGTATATGTGACCCGGAAGTATCGACCCGAGAACCCATCCACATCCTCGTGTATGTAAGCCACGTTATTTGCAGCCAGTGAGTCACTTGCCACAGCGTAATAATTCGTGCCATCAACAGATGACTCATAGTTCACATCTATATCCATCGTGCCGCTTATCGTTGTAGCGTACATAAGACACGACAGACCCCATACCTCTCCGCTGGGTATCTTTAACAAAGCAGTAGCATTATCCGTGCCTGTGTCGTCGATCGTATCCAACGGCACAAGTGCCGTCACCCCAGGCTTATAGATAGTAAAGTCCTGAGCAGCCACATTGAAAGCAACGAGGCCGATCAGCAGAACAAATAATATAATTAATTTTCTCATGTTATCTATCCTCCTATTAATCAGGTATCTTGAACACGTATAGATCACCTTTGACCGAAGTTGTCTGTGTCGACCCTGCCCCGCCGGTGTATGTTACCCGGAAGTATCTCCCTGTAAATCCGTTAATATCTTCATGTAGATATGTCAGGGTTGTGCCGGATAGTGTCGTCGAGGCTGCGGTATAGTAGTTCGTACCGTCGATGGATGTTTCAAACAACAGGTCAATGTCTTGCGTACCTGTCAATGATTCTATCACAACCAAGCAGGACAGACCCCACACCTCGCCAGCCTGAAGCTTCAACAGCGCTACCTGGTTGTCAGTGCCGGTATTAGTGATCGTGTCCAGTGGTATCAGCGCTGTAATACCCGGACGGTAAACCGTAAAGTCCTGTGCTGCTGTGAAGGCCACAAAGCCTATCAGCAAAGCGAATAACAAAATAAATCGTTTCATATTATTTTTCCTCCTTATACTGTTAATTCTGTTATTGAAGCGGCGAAGGTATCATACACAAAAGCGGTTGTGCGGTAGGTTGACAGTGCAACCCTCTCAGAGATAGTCACCGTTGACATGTCTTTGGTCACAGAGCCGGTATCGTCGCAGTCGTGGAACTTGATCGTGATAGCCCTGCGTTGCCACAATTGCGCTCCGCGCTGGAAGTCACCCATCAGGTAAGTGCCTGCTGTCATTGCGGTATTTTGATAAACAGGTACACTTGAGATAACCATACGGCCATCCTGGATAAAGATGAACGGGAAAATATACTGGTTGTTATCATCTTTTTTGAGCTTCATATTACCCACATCGCGGGGGTTCATCAATATGCCGGTGGGGTAATACTCATCTTCAATAAGCTGTGAGGCAGCCTTTGTGATCACATCATAATGCTGCGGGTCGGTTACGGTGACCGAATTAGCTGTGAAGGCCGTACCTACTGTCAGCAACCCGGCAACATTATCCGTACCGTTAAGGATACAGTCATCTTCATGCAGTAACAGCTTACTGGTCAACCTGTTCTGAAGGTATGCGGCCAGGGCCGGGAAATCTTCAAGCATAAGGTTAGAGATGACCTGGTGAGCAGCAATCGTGTCAACCAGGTTGGTCTGTGCTGTCAGGATAAAACGTGAGCATCCCGACGCAGTATTCTCAGCAACCACATCGGTGTTATCGGTGTAGGTTGTCTCCTTCGGCCATACTACGGCGTTACCCTGCATCGGCGAGACGGGTATTAGCTCACGCAGGTGAACGGGTGAGTCAGGATCGAAGATGATCCCTCCGGGGCGCGTTGGCGGTACAATGCGCGCATCGTTGGTGGTATCATTGACCAGGGAGGTAGAGCTTATCATATCCGTCTTCAGTTCAAACTCGACATTGTTGTTCTTGCCCGATCCGCGAGCAAGCAACGCCTCTTTATTTTCCTCCATGCCTTCAACCAATGAGACTTCTGCATCTCCTTGACATACTCGATGATCGGCTTGCCATCCACCTGAAGGGCTGTCTCCAGCTCCTCAACTTTCAGGCCGATCTCGGACTTGATATCCTCGTGCGAGGTGATCCCTTCCTTGACCTCTTCAAACTTCTGGTCAATGGTTACCTGTAAGTCTTTTAATTCTTTTTGAATATCTGGTTCCATTTGATTATGTGTTAATTGTTTTTTAATGAGTTTGTAATTTGTCGAATCAACAAAGCGATGTCCTCGTCTTTCGACTTATCCTCTGTTTCAGTGGCCAACGTGACCGGCTGTTGAATAAGTGAATTAAAGACTTCCTGGATCTGTTTTAATTCGATCTCAAAATATTCTTTGTCAACATCAGAATATTGCGCTTTGCGTAGTGCCTTGATAAGCGCGTTCTGACGGTTGTTCAAATCTGCAATGATCTCCTCGCGTGGCTTGGACTTTGATTTTACCTCAACGATCTCTGTCAGGGCATTGGCACCCCATGTGACCGAAGAATATTCCCATAGCTTCAGCTCTGTCAGCTTGGTAAATTCACGCCCGTCCTCTGTTTCATCTTTCTCCCACTTGATCACCTCGAAGCCAATAGAGAACTCTGTCACCAGGCCATCAGCGTGCATCTGTAGCTTATCCTGTGAGTTGGTATCTTTACCGAAAAGACTTTCGAAATACAATCCATGCACCTCAGTACCGTCTTTCAGCTTTATCGTTTTCTCTTTCAATACCTGAGGCACCGCTATAGGCTCTTTTATAGAGTGCTGCCACAGATGTTTGATGCGTGGTTGTGCGCTGTCTACGCCGCGCTCCTGAAGTGTTTTCGTGAAAGCGCCGGGCATGATCATCTCGTTATCTGAGTCAATAACATTAGCTACGGATGCAATACCGGCGACGGTTGACTTTTCTTTTTCGACCTGTTTCAGACCCTCGTAAAAGGTTTTTACGCGGTACATAGGTTGTGATTTGAAACAAATATAGTTTTTATTTAAACTAAATAAAAATAGTGGGGGCAAATAGTTATCTATTATTTATTAACAATTTGATATTGTATTGAATGATTTTGTATATTTGTTACGTCATTAATTCAAAATATCACAATGTTAAATCAAAAATACATTGCCGGTTCCCGTCCCTGTTTACAGGGCGGTGGTCTCTTTGTGGTTACCATCCG